TATCTATTATAGAGTCTAAGGTTTCTAAATTCAACGCCGCCAATAGTTATCTTAGCACTTATCTGCTTAACACCATTCGGCGAAAAATCGAAATCTCCTTTTTTGCCTCTGGTTGTCGTACCAGAATCACCTATATCTGCAAGTCTTATAGTAACACTTTTTACAGGCTTGCCAGCGAGTGAAGGATCATAATCAACTTCCTTATGAACTGCACCAGTGCTGTCTATTGCAGTACCAGTCATCTCAGCCATATATTTTGAATATGCATTATTAAGCTCATACAAACTGCCAGACGCATAAGCACCATACTCAGACAAATTTGCACCAACAGGACCTCCGTATACAGATTCTCCGCTATTAAATGTACCTCTTGATGTATTAAAAGTAAAATCTAGATAGAACACCAAACCACTAGGAAGTGTTAAAGGCTGAACACCGACAATCTGATGTGCTATCTGCTCAGGAAAGAATCTTCGAACAATTGGAAGCGCCACATTCTGCCAACCTTTTATGTCACCAAGATCTGAAGCCTCTTTCAAAAGCTCTCTCCTCTGATTCTCAAGAAGAACGGCTAAATTTGTCTTCATTTTTTCATCAAGATTCATCAACAAAGCTTTACCAACAGGATTAGATTCCCAATTTTCAAGAATCTTCTTCCTTTTATATGATTCAGTAAGAATTTCTGATTTCATATTTATATTATCCATTTTTTCCTCCTTAGTCTTCAAGAAATCTCTTTATATTTCTATCAACTTTAACAGATTCACTTATTAGTTTCTCTTTGGCCTTATTGACCCTCTCATTGATAACATTCTTTATCCTTCTTCTGACATAATCTATACTTGATATTGTCTCACATTTATCAAGTATCTTCTTCACTTTAGCAATCTCTTTATCTGATAATACAACATTTTTTGAATTAACAATGTCGTTATATGCATTCTTCTTCTTCTCTTCCATAAACATTTTCTTCCAGAATCTGGCACTCCTTCTTTCTAGAATCATTCTCTTAAGTGCTCTATACATCTGTGCCTCAAGCATACCAACTGAATTTGCTACCTTGCTCCAACCTGAACCATACCTTGAACCACCTTGAGGAACACCCTCAGGAATATTTCCAGCCAATACATCAGACTTTACTCCAGTCAAACTGCCGCTTCCACCTACAATCTTATTGACAACCTCCTCTTCCTCTTCTGTCAAATCTACATCATCTTCAACATCTTTGTCTTCCTTTTTCTCGTCTTCTTTTGGCTTTTCAGATTCTTTAATCTTTTTGTCTGCAAGCTTTATGGCTTCCTCTTCAAGCTCATCAGCATCCTCTTCTTCAGATTTCTTGGCTTTTTCCTCCATATCATTCTTTATCTCATCAAGCTCTTCACTTATGTCAGCATCAACAGTCTTTTTGGTCTCTTCAGTGTCTTCCTCTTCAATATCTTTTGATTTCTCTGTCTTAACCTCCTCTTCCTCATCAAAAATTTCCTCATTCTCCTCCTTGCCCAAAAACTTTTTTGCTAGTCTTTCATATTCATCCTTATTTGGCATTTTAAACCTCCATTAAATGTCTTTAATTTTAAAAATTTCACGTAACTGCTCATCAGATAAATAATCATTATATCCTTCACTCTTCATACTATGGTAATTAGTATTGTTAACAACATTCTTTTCACTAGAAAATTCCTTTAATACCGCTGAACCTATCTCACTATATAATCTGTCTTTATCAAAGCTCTTGTGCTCTCTCATATTATCTTTTTTTGAAAAAAAATCGCTAAGAGCCTTCATAACTATTGAATAAATCTCTTCTTTGGTTTCTTCTTTCATTAAATTTCCTTTCTTTAATATTCCAAAGTAGCCCAATCAAAACGTATTGTAATTCTTATTTCAAGCGGCTCACCTGTTGTATAATTAAGTTCTCCAAAATCATTGCTTGTTATCCAAGCATTATGTATCACCCACTTCTCAATAACCACTCCCATAGGATCCACCAGTTTCAAAACTATTTCTTTCATATAAAATGACGTATAACCCATTCTACCAGTTTCAGGCTGATAAATTAAATTATTCCATTCCATAACCTTCTGCATCGCAGACGGTGTTATTGGATCCTTCAAAGTTAACTCAATAGTTTCATATGTTCTTTTACCGGCAACATACCTTTTTGCATTCATATAATCAATAACATGTTCTTCCGTGGTGAACGATGGTCTTTTTGTTGAAACGGCTGTAAATGAATCTATTCCATCAATCGATATAATCCATTGATTTTTTCTTTTAGGCTCATATATCTTCGCTAACATATTCTCTATAGCTAGTACTTCTGCCATTCTACATCCTCCTTCTTAATATTAATTATTAGAACATTACTTCACTGATAGACTCTTTGAAGAAATTACAAATTCTATTGTGAACTCTTCTGCAACATACACTGGTTTAAACACTATCCTAGCAACCATCTCATTATTCTCGATTATTTGAGGTGTATTAATATCACTATCTATCTGAACATATATATATTCAACTGCTCCATTCTGCTTAACGTAATCAAAAATAGGTTTACATATATTTTTAAATGCGTCCCATGTTTCAGGATTATTACCTTCAAATACCATCCACCTTGAAGCTTTCAATATCTCTTTTGCTAAATATATTCTTAGCAATCTAACATTAAGTCTATCTAGCGCACTTTTTTCAATTTGACCTGTTTTCTGGCCCCATACAACAATTCTCCTTGCAGAAGAAGAAGCAAATCTCAATATAAGATTTATACCTGCCTCATATAGTTTCCTTCTATCTTCTTCTGACTTAAAATTATATACAACATCTTTTGCCCAATCTACATTGCCTCTTAGCTCACCTGCCGGCGCGCTCCAAGGAAATGCGTTCTTCAACGAATAAGCCAACACATATAACGCAGCACAACTTGCAGGCACGACATGATGTTTATTATCATAAATCGTTGTAACCCTTGGAGCATATTTAGCATAATATGAATTACTCAAAAGTGACAACGACAAATCAGCCATATTATTTACTTTATTAACAGTAAATCCATCAAACAAATCAGTTATTGCCACACAATCTTTTCTAGCACTAGCAAATTCTGCCAACTCAATTATACACAAAGGATTAATAATACCAGGATAACTTATAAATAATATATCATATGTGTTTGGATCATCATACAACTCTAAACTCTTTTTAAGAGCGGTACCTTGCACTGTATCAAGAATATTCTTATTTGAATTAGTCTCAAAAATGCGGCCCCAGAAATTATTGGTATGAATATCTATACCATCAAATCCTCCATAGAAACCAAATGTAAATTTTGCAAGATCAGTATTAAGTATACTCATTAAATTATAATTTCCAGACGTCAAATTATATACTGTATTCATTTTTTGAAGAATTGTTGGTGTAGTGTTTACTTCAGAAGTAGAACAGCTAAGATTTTCAAGAGTAAAGAATTTATCTATTTTAATATCCTCTTCAATCTTTGAGCCGGTATACGCGGTATACGGGCCTTTTGGCAACATCTTAAATCTATCAGAAAACTTATCAAAACATAATGACAAAGATGGCACATAATATACCGGATTACCTGATGTGGTACCAGATCTAACAATACTTGAATTGTAAGCAATGCCCCAACATACTTCAGAAGAATAAAATTGATTTTCATACTTTTTATTATAAATATAAGGTAATTGCTCAACATTACCGGTAAGTGAAGAGCTACTTGTGAAGTTGTAAATATGCAACTTTGGATACTGTGCAAAACCAACAGGATATAAACCTCTAAGAACTTCAGTGTTCTCCTCAGAGACAAAACTTGATGTTTCAACTATAATATATTTTGATTTATTTGCCCACTCGCCGGTCTCGTCGCCATTAATATCAATAAATTTATTACCTACTTTTCTTACAATAAAATTCGTTGACGACGGATCTAAATCACAATTCATAAATGATTCTAAAACTACCATATTCCTATCATTATCATCCATTTTCCTTAATAGAACATCAAATGTCGGAAACATCTTCGGACTCTGTGCTGTTCTTATATTTGTAATAGTAATTTTCAGATTATTATTTGGCCATTCGCCTCCAAACAAAGACTTAAATCTAAAAAGTTCATATCTAACTCC